ACCAACACCCGCTGATACAACCGTATAAAAAAGACCGCCTTTTAATAAGTTAGCACTATCCTTTACCGTTGCTACATCATCATACCATTTGCCTATCTGCTGCCATTCGGCATCTAATTGGAAATTGGAAAGCGTACTGAAACCGGAAGCATAAATGTCATAAGCACACCATTGCGTTACTGATCTAAGTGAAGATGTAGTATGAAATCCGTTTTTAAAATGAATACCATAATAACAAACCCACGCTTTTCACGCTCTTTCGGGTCTCGCATGATTCGGGCCATGGTTTGAGATGATCGGGCAGATGCGTTGGCTTTTTTGAGCCATTCGGTGTCGGTTTTGGGTTTGGCGGTGAAGGCGTTGGTCATGTCTTCTCCTTCAGCGCGCGGATGGCGGCGGCTTCCTCTGCCCGTGTCATGTCATCGTGGCAGTTGTTTTCGATCACCCTCGCCGCTTCCTCCAGCACCTCGGCGCGGTCAGGGTTCTTCACCTTCATTCCCCTGCGCGCCATAAGCATCAGCTTCGCAATGTCTTCCGGCTCAAGGTCTGAGTACATCCTGAGACGGTCTTGCACGATGCGGAGGAAGTGCTTGTCCTTTTCGTCAGTCATGTCTTCGTCTCCTTCAGTGCGCGGAGGTCGGCGGCGATTTCCTTGGCCGCACATTCGTATCCGCTGTTGGTATCGTTCGACCATTCAGGCGACCCGCACCTATATTCCGCCACCCTCGCCGCTTCCTCCAGCGCCTCGGCGCGGATGAGGTCGATGGCGGCGGTGGCTGCGTCAATCACCCTGCCGTGTTCGTCCCAAGCCTTTGCGATGGCATCGGCCACCTTCTCCACCAGCGCGGCGTGGTCAGTCATCGTGCTTCTCCTCTGCGAGTGCTGCGCGGGCAATTTTGTTCATTGCCAAAACTGTTTCGGCCCAGTCCATTTCATCTTCATCGGCCTGATACTTTGACAGGGTGACTAACGCCGCCCGCAGCCGCTCGATCTCGGTGGCGGCTTCGTCCAGTGTGTCAGGGAGAGAACCATATGGCCGCTCCCTTTCAGCCAGCTTTCGCAGCCTCTCCACAAGGTCACTCATCACTGTACTCCTTAAGCGGCAGATGAATGTGCCAGTCGGTCACGCCCTTGTATGTCTCGCCATCCACCGTCATCTTCGGCCACGCATTTATGGCAGCGACGATAGCGGCCATCAGGCCATCACGCGGGTCCGTCTTCATGGCGGCTTGCCACGCCTCGTCGGGGATCATATCAGGCTTGATCATCGCTGGCCTCCATATCTGAGCGGTCAAACCAATGGCGGCAGCAACTGCATCCGGCATTGCGTAGCTCTCCCCGCAATGTGGAGATCACGCCCAAAAGACGGGTGATCTCGGCCTTGGCTTCCTTTAGTTCGCGCATAATTTTGAGAGTGTGTTCCAGCTCCAACTGCATTTCCTCACTCATCACGCGCCCCCGTGTTCACAGTTTTGGTCATCACGCGCCTCCGCGTTCATAGTTTTAGTCATCGCTGGCCTGCTGCGGCAGGGGGAGAATGATGATGCCATTGGCTAGGTCCGGTTCCATGTGCGTCATCCCCGGCCACGCATTGATGGCTGCTGCGATGGCGGCGCGGGCTTCTACAAGAAGCTCCCGCTGTTTGCCACTGCCAAGCTTTTCATACGGAGGCAGATGCCCTTCCGTCTCCAGCATGACCTTGTACAGGCCCCAATGCTCACGCTGAGTATTCCATGCGGCCATCGCAGCCGCCTCCACCACTTCGTCCGGTATCTGCGCTGGGTCAATCACTGCCTGCCTCCGTAGTAAGGGGAAGGATGAGCGTGTAGTCTGCGTGATGCCACTTGACCACCTCTGCCCCCGGCCACACGGTAATACCTGCCGCCATCGCAACGCGGGCGCATTCACGCCAATATGGCCCATCAGCGTCATCTCGCATCGAATCTTCCCAGTTAAAAGAAGGAAGCTTCTTATACGCATTCCGGCACATTGCTCTCGCTGCCGCCTCCTCCGCTTCGGGCGGGATTTGATTTTCTTTCATCGTCCCATATCCACATTGGCTTGACGCTCAGCAGCGTAGAGAGCGTCCTCTAGCTTCTTGATACGCCCCTCAAGCACGATGATATCGTTTTCCAGACGCTTGTTCTTGGCTACAGCTAACAGCCACTTGTCATAAAAATGATCTGCGGCTTCACTCTCGGTCATCTCTTTCATTGTCGCCTCCATTTAGTTGACGAAGAATTTCTACCACATCAATCCCGTGTAGGTCAAGAAATAATTTCTCATCGCCAAACATATGTAGTTCGTCGTGGTGAAGTCGGCACAAGGGGATTGTGTAGTTGTCACCATTCTTGAGAGATGCAGCCCTCATGTGCCCCACTGTGCGAAGATGGTGAGCATCTGCTACGGGGTTCTTGCATATACAGCAGCCCAGATCCCGAGCGGCCTGCATCCGCTTCTTGGAACGAAGCCTGTCAGTTTTCCTGCTGTATGACGGTGGCATTGCTGACATCCACGTAGGCGTTTAAACGAACAATTGACCCGCCGTTTACAGTGGCTTGTGTCCGAGTTTCTTCGATCTTCATGATGCAGTCTTCGCGCGTCTTGTAATCCCAAATCTTCACGATTATCAAGATCTGCTCTGGCACCAAATAAAGAAAACCCCGGAAGTCAATTCCGAGGCTGCGGCATATAGCAATGCCGCGTTCAATCTTGTCGTATGTGATAAGCCACTCTGAATTAAATTTGTTCATGAGGTCATGGTATGACATCATGCGGCACTTAACCTCAACGCCAGAGATGATTGTGCCGCCCTTGACAATAAACCCGTCTATGTCAGCGGGTTGGTCTTTCGGGGTCTCAATAAAGTCAAAGTCCGGGTATTTCCCCAAAAAGCTCTGAATCGCGTCCATTTCTTGCATCCGCGTTACCATCCCCTTCGGGGTCAGAATATCCATCTAAAACCTTTCCGGCTGCCGTCTCAATTAAAGTCTGCATGCCAATTTTTGCAAGGAAAAGCAACGTGCTTTCGTCCGTTTCAAACTCGATTGTGGCTGTTCCATCTGGGTGGTCGGTTATCTTTGTGATGTCTAACTTCATCTCAACCTCCTTGTGATGTGTCAATTTTAAACGACTGTCCCGGCGTCACGCTGATCCATGTGTCCATGACCTGACGCCCACTTCGGTAGGATCTAACGCGAATCTTTGTCACGCCCTTCGGCACAACGAAGTTATAGGCGTTGGCGGCAGATGCTGGGAGCGTGGCCGAAACCAACGCCCCCAGCATAGCAGCCCCCACGCCGCGTTTCGTCATTTTCTTTTGACTTTGTCCTGATCGCGTGACCATATTTTTTTCCCATCCTTTGGGCCATCCCAAGGATTACCAAATTCCTTGGCATGTGGCAATATTTCTTTTTCAGTTTTCAGAGCATCGCGAACCTTAGCCCGCTCCCTGCTATGCTCTTGTTGTTTAAACTCTTTCTCAGTCTCGGCTGTTGTGATCCCGGTTATCGGGTGTTTCTTTCGAGAGCGTGACATACATCCTCCTAAAGAAAAGCCCGCCATCACGTTATTGGCGGGCGCGTCCTGCATTGCGGGGTTAGGAGTTCACGCATGGACTGCCTCTGTTAAAGCCCATTCAAGATTACCAGCAGGTCGTAATAGGTGCCTGTCGCGGGAGAAAGGAGGAAACCCCACAGGCTCTGCGTTATTTCCGCAGCAAACACTTACTTTAGAGACTTGGACCAATCAATGGACGAAGGGATTATCGTCGTTTCTACTGGCTTGCATTCATAGATTGTGTACTTCTCTCCGCACCTCGCAAGACCAGTCATCTTTTTCTTGATGGAGGGAATGCTGCTGCGATTTTGGTCCACCACATAACCATGCGTGTCGTTGTAAAGAATGTACATGCTCTTCATCAGAACGGAACTTCGTCGTTCAGATCAACATTGTTCGTGGTGCGCTTGGGCGGCGCATCGTTCTGCGCTTCCTTGAGGCGAATGGATCCGCTCAGGAACTTCTCCCCGCCGTTCTTCGGGGTGGTGGACCAAGCATTCATCCAATACTCGCGTCCATCCTGATCCGTGAAGGTGCCGTTGAAGTCGGCGTCCTTCTTGCCGTCACGCTTCCGATTGTTGCGGAATAGGGTGAAGCGGTTACTGTTGTCATATTCAGCCATTACTGGGCTCCTAGTAGTTGTTGCTTTCGATTGGCAAACGCCAACCGTATCCTTTCAAAATTCTCTGGCGCTACCTTCTTTGCCCAATCAAGCATGTTGATGTTGGCTTTCCAGTAGTCGATCAGAGCATCCGTATTGCGCGGCACAATGAGGCAAGCAATCATCAGTTCCTCATACAACGCCCAATCGAATTCCTTCGCCTCCTTAGAGGACGATACCTCCCGCCGCGCCTGAAGGGCCACCTCCAGCCTTGGCTCCTCCACCTGAACCGCCACCGTTGGATGATCCCCCACCATTGGTGGCCGTCGATGCGTTGCCATCGTCATCCTCCTCCGAGGCTACAGCGCCAATTGCACTGATCGTGTAGCGCCGCGCATAAGAAATTGCACTACCGATGGCCTGCATCTTTGTGAAGTCGCCGGGCAGTGGGAAGCGCCACACAATTTCTTCACCAGAAACATGCAAGAGGCGTGTCTCAAGATGGAACCCATACTGATCGCTGGCAGTCGGTGCCTGAATAATCGAAAGCCCGTGCTTGGCAAAGACCGGAATGATTGCATCCCTTACCGCCGACAGATCCGCATACCGACTACGGAAGTGCGGGTTCGTCTTGTTCATCACCACGTTCTGGCATTCCGCCTGCGCCTTCGCAAGAGAGGTTGCCAAGTTCCTCTTGATACTGTCGGCACCAGTTGGCGACCATGCAATAGTTTCCTGCGCATCGTACAGGGTTCCCGGGTCTGTGCTCAACTCTGTGATTGATTCCAGATGTTCCACCAAGTTCGGCAGCACACCGCTTTGCTTCTTCTTCGTTGTCATACAGCTTAATGGCGGATTTCCGCCCCTCCTTCATCAGTGCCCACGTTTCATCACGTAGCCACCGTTCCTGATTATTACAATACGGAGGAGCCTCACCATTGTCAACTAATTTTTTTGCCTGCTGATGAAGCTTCACGCGGTCATGGACAAACGAGCCCTGCTCTTCAAGAGTCCACAGCGGGATGTCAACGGAAATAACCTGCGACTGAGGGTAGTCGGGCTTCATCTCTGCCGACTTGCGCTGCCAATCGCGAAGGATTGCTATGATCTTGAGGGATTTTACCTTGCGACCGTGAGCAAGGGTGGAGAGGAACGCATAGCAGTTAAGCTGTTGAATCCATTCGACTTTCTCAGTCATGACCGAATAGACTGAGGTGCATTTGTAGTCGTTGATTTCCCATGTGCCGTCACCATTGTCGATCTGTAGATCCACGGCACCACTGATCTTCCAGCCGTTGATTTCAGCGAACAGGCGTTCTTCCACGATGTGGTTGGGGAGATCTTTCGACCCCTTCTCAATGATCTTGTGAACTGCTGTGCCGAGAAGTGCTGGAACCCTGTCCACAACATCGACCACCAAGTTGTCTGCGTTTAAATCTTGTAGTAGTACAATTCTTGGTGGGGAAATCAACTGCGTGACGGACAAGACCGAGTCGCCCTTGGTGTACTCGTCATCCTTGACGGCGTTCAGGATTGTCTCGGGAAGGCCATAGCGATTTGTGATTTTCATATGAAGGCACATACATGAGCGATAACGATCAGTCAACAATAAGCTTCACCATTTATGGTGAGCCCGCATCGAAGTCCAATGGGCGACGATGGACGGGGAAGTTCTTGATCAAGTCAGAGAAGGCGCTGAACTACAGCGAAGCATTCAAACAGCAGTGCCCCGTCCTATCAACACTCATGGATGGCGACCTCCGCGTGACCATCAAGATCTTCTACGCATCACGGCGTCCTGATCTGGACCCATCCCTGATCTATGACCTGATGCAGGACCGCATCTACAAGAACGACCGGGCTTTGAAGGAGCAGCATTTATATTGGGGCCTCGACAAGGAGAACCCCCGCGCCGAAATCACTGTAGAGAAGATGCTATGAGCGAGGAGCATAGCAGCTATGCGCTTTTGTTTAGCATGCCTGATTCCGGGTTGCAGCCCGAGAGAGTGCTGTGGTTGCACGTTGTGGCACAAGCACTGATTGACGCATCGTCCCGCAACAAAGACCTTCGGCAAGAGACTGCCGAGTGGGTTGACTCTGAGGACTTTGAAATCGTGTGCGGGATGGCATCATTGCATTTGGATCATATGAGGTATGCGTTTAAAGCAATCCTTGCCGACAACAACCTAAAGCGCGCATTCAAAAGAGCTATGGATTTCAGGTTCATGGTTCGTACATTCGTGGAATCCCACACAGGCGAGATCGACAAGAACAAGGGGGCTTGATCTTTCTGTGCCGGGTGTGATACCTTGGTGGTCCGGTGTGCTGACGGTCAACGGTGGGGCACACAGGTAATACCCCAACCACGGGATTCGCCAAGGGGGTGCCGCAGTCCGAAATGCAGAAGCGGGGCGACAGGCGCGACACATGCGCTTGAAAGTGGCTGCAAAGCATAGCTAGGTGTCTAAGCTGTGCCCCGACCCCGCACCATAGCTGGGAGGGCGGAACAATCTCGGTACAACTGTGCCGGGATTGTTCGCCTATTTGTCCTAGCTTAAAAAAAACATCGTTGACCACAGAAAAAAGATCTGGTAGCCTTACCTAGTTCTTTAAGGAGGAACCTATGTCTGAATCCAAACCAATGCCCGGCAGCAAGGAAGCCATTGAGGCTGGATGTAATTGCCCTGTTATGGACAATCGACACGGCCTTGGCATTCCCATGGTGAACCCCGAAACAAAGGAGGTTCAGTTCGCATATTGGATGACCGCAGACTGCATCATCCACGGCGTCAATCAAAACCCCGAAGTGCTGATTGAACAGCAGGGCAACTAAATGCTCTCCAACCAAGAACAATGGTTGGTGAACCATGCCAAGTATGGTCAGCACAGATATATCTGCCCGTGGTGCTCCCCAACACGCAAAAAGAAAACAGAAACCTGCCTTTCGGCACATCGTGATGACACCGCTATCAAGTTCCAATGCCACCACGCCGAGTGCGCGGTGAAGGGTCTCGTCCGTATTGCTGATCGTGCGCCGCTCAGATTGGTCGATAACGTGGAAAAGAAACAGCCAGCAAAAGTGCTATCAGATTTTGATAGCATAGATGATCGCCACCTTGAGTGGCTTAGCGATAGAGGGATATCCTCCAGCACGGCACATACCTATAATCTGGTGGGCTGCGACATTGGTGGACAGGCTGTCGTGGGGTTTCCCTACTTCAACCCAGATGGCGGCATCGTAGCCGTCAAGAAGCGTTTCACGGGTGAGAAGAGGTTTTCATGCGAAGGATCCCCGTCTTCGTTCTTTGGCATCCGGCACATCAAAAAGGGCGATGATATCATCATTGTCGAGGGTGAGATGGATGTGTTGGCTATGGCGGAGGCGGGAATAAAAGCCGTGTCAATACCTAAGGGGGCCTCAATGAAGGTGACGGAGGGAAGATAGACCCCGCAGAGGATACGAAGTTTAAATTTCTCTGGTCGGCACGGGAATACATTGATGCCGCCAAGCGCGTGATCATTGCCACGGATATGGATTCTCCGGGTGAGGCAGTGGCGGAGGAGCTTGCGCGGCGTGTCGGCAAGGAAAAGTGCTGGAGAGTAAAGTTTCCAGAGGGCATCAAGGATGCCAATGATCTGCTTCTCAGGGATGGCAAGGAAGCCATCAGGAAGGTAACAGAGACGGCAGAGGCGTGGCCGGTCGAGGGACTATATGACGCCAACCACTTTGAGAAATCCGTCTGGGAACTTTATGAAAAGGGAATTGGCAAGGGCGAAAGTACTGGCTATGATAACGTGGACGATATCTACACAATTGTAGCAGGACAGGTTACAATTGTTACGGGCATCCCATCGTCGGGTAAAAGCGAGTTCATTGACCAGATCATGGTCAATATGTCCACTAACAAAGGCTGGAAGTTTGGTATATGTTCGTTTGAGAACGAGCCGCGTTTACATATATCGAAGCTTATATCGAAGCGTGTAGGCAGGCCGTTCTTCAAGGGTTACCACGAAAGGATGACCAAGGAAGAATATGAAGCAGCCTACTCGCACGTACAGGAACACTTTGCATTCGTGCATCAGGATGACGGTGGCCTTGCTAACCTTGATAGCATTCTGGACAGGCTGCGTGTTGCTGTCTTGCGTTATGGTATTAGGGGTGCTGTTATCGATCCCTATAATTTTGTTAGTCGTGATGGCCGTGACTCATCTGAAACCGAATGGATTTCAGACATGCTCACCAAGGTTAAGGCGTTCGCTATGGGACACGGGATCCACATCTGGTTCGTGGCACACCCCACCAAGATGCAGCGCAGTGCTGATGGACGCATTCCTGTGCCGGGTGGCTATGACATATCAGGATCAGCCGCATGGTTCGCCAAGGCAGACTGCGGCGTCACAGTGCACAGAGAGAAAGAAGATCCCCATGTCGCTCAGATCCATGTTTGGAAGTGTCGGTTCTCTTGGGTTGGTAAACAGGGTCAGGCGAATCTTATCTACGATATCGCTACGACTAAGTATCGCGAGATGCAACAGGACGATACGCCGTTTGAAGCGCGAGACAAGGAATTCGAGATATGAGCGATGACAAGATCGTAAACTTTCCCGGCACCAACGGCCCCGAAAAAACCCCAGAGGAGAAGCGTGTAAACGCAGACGATGTGCTTGCTGCCGCATTAGGCAAGTACGATGATGTGGTGCTGATCGGGATCGGGCCCGGCAAGGCTCAGTGCATCTCCACAGTGCCGATCCAGTTGGCGGTGTTTGAATTGTCGAGGGCCATTCACCGTATTCACGAACGACAAGACGCGCGAACCTAGCTATGTCCAAGTTCCGCAAAGATGGCAGCGTTGATCTGAGAAGGTTGCCACGGATCATTGAGCGACCGCTTCATCGCCACGGAGCAGATGGCATGGCCACACAACTACTCCACACGGAGCCCGGAGAGAAACCACCAGAAGAGCCAATACTTGAGATCGACAGCGGCCTCACGGGGCGCGTCAGGCTGGAAACAATACTTCATGAGGCGCTTCATTTGGCCTTGCCTTCCTTGCCTGAAAATGGTGTACTGAAGGTGGCGCGGTATCTTGCCATGATTGCATGGCATATGAAATACAGAGAGAGGGACGAAGATGGAAACGAATGTTGACCTTGATGGATACTGCACGCCGAATGAGTATTTGTCCGAATCTTCTATGATAGGAAAGCGGTTTGACCGCCAAAAGATCATGCGCGCAGCCTCCGATCTGATGGACGGAGAGCGGGCGAAGGATTACGGGGATGCGTTGGAGATGCATCGGAGAATCGCGGTGGGTTGGTCGGAGATCTTGGGGGTGAATGTGAGGCCGCATGAGGCGGCGCTATGCATGGCATGGCTTAAGATTGCGCGTCTGGTCGAAACGCCGGGGCATGAGGATAGCTATGTTGATTTGGTCGCCTACGGCTCATTGGCCGGGGAAATTCAGGCGAGGGATTCCGCAAAACGCGGATAGCACGGCCCGTGCTTAGGGTGTTTAAATTATCGTTGTTAAATGAGGTGGGCTCTAGTAGCCAAGTTGTCGAAGACACTCCCTATAAACTTAAAGGCCGGGATTTCTCCCGGCCCTTTTTTTAGTGGAGGTTCTTGTTGTTGGTGCGGCGTTCTTTTCTGGCCCTTTCAACCTCGTCTTTTATTGTTTCGATGCTATCGGATTCCATCACCGTCTTCATCACCTCTGGCTTCATGCCCATAGCAAAGCCAAGGAATTCCTCTCCAGCGGCCTTATAGACCGCGTGGAGCATATCATTGCCCACCATATCGTTGGCAACGGCAGCCATCACAGCCCCGATATCGGTTATATCGTTTTGGCTCTTTTTGTTCAGCCTCTCCTGCTCCGCCGCAAGAACGGTCAGGACGTAGCCAAGAACGGATCCCCTGAGTTCAATCGTGTAAACGGTGTCCAACATCTTTTTGATATCGTTGTCGCTCATCTTAGTTCTCCTTTGAGGGGTTGGCCCCAGCCACCATTGGCCGGGGCCTCTTTACTTAAAACGTGGTGATCGTCCAGCCCAGCCAAGCCTCTGGGTCAACGTCTTCCTTATCAAGCCACACAACTTTCTCCTCCACCTGTTCAAGGGTGAGGGTGGCGGGGCGGTTCTCGCCATACTCATCCGCCAAGATCAGGCCACGGCCAGCCAGCGGCTGATCCATGCCTTCAAGCTGGAAATACTCCTGCTCAATCTTGTTCTTCATCAGGCCCTCATCGTCTAGGATCATGGCATGGCCAGCACCAACCCGAAGGACGGTGATCAGGTCCACATCCAAGATCCGGTAGAGATCATCAAGGCCAGCGTCAGTGTCGATATCAGACACGGTGCGTGTAAACGGGTCGATCAGAATGGCTCGCATGGGTTCCTCCTATTTGCGATATGGGTCAGGGACGTAGCAAAGAATAGCAACGAAGCAGATGAGCATCAAACAAAAAACGAGCCCGGTCATGCTGCTTCCTCGCCTTCCACGCTGGTCGGCATCATCGTCGGCAGGGTGTACTTCGCCAGTTCAACGTGCTTCGCGTGACTGATTCGCCACACATCGGGCAGCGGCACGATCCCAAGCCTCCTGCACACATCAACCGCATGAAGCTTGGCCTCGCGCATGTTGCGGTCGCGGAAGGTGTAGCCGTAGGTGATGATATCGTTGTCTTCCGTAACGTCGAGCATTATCGCCCAATAGCTGTTCATTGTGGTCATCCCTCCAAAGCTTCTGCGAGAGTCTTCGTGGTCCAGACGGTCTCCACCTTGATTACGTGGTAATGATCTCCGGTCGTTTCGTGGAGGTGTTCCGCTGCCTGCTTTGCGGCATCGCGGTTGCTGGTGCTGATATCAGCCGTGGTGCTGAGTGTCTCGCCATGCTTTACGATGTAGTACATTGTAGTTCTCCTTTGTGGGAATGTTGATAGGAAGTTATTTGCGGTTGAGGTAGGCGTTGCGGGCCTCCATTATTGCGAGGCGCACTTGCTTGTTGTCGGCAACCTCAAAGTCTAGTGCCTCCTGCAATTCGAGCAGTGCTTTGCCAGTGCTTACCACGTAGGGCAGGCGGCTTGCGTCCTCGCTATCGTCCACGCATGCGATGGCTGCACGATAGTTGCCATATGCATGGCACAGTGCCTTGATGAATTTAATGTCCATTTTAGTCCTCCTTGTTGAACGTGTAGTCTGGTTCGCTATTGCCGAAACAATCGTCGTGCAAGCGCCACGCATCGCACACAGCACAGCCGTCGAGGTGTTCCTCGCAGCGCGGCCCAAACAGACGGCGCGTGTAAACATAGGATATGAGGTGGTCCAGTTTGTCGCAGATCCAGTAGCGCATTGCGCCCTCCCTATACGATGGTGAAGTCAGTGATGCTGACGCTGGTATTGACGCCAGTTGTGCCTGCAATCTTCATGAGGTGGGCATGTGCCCCCCTCCATGTCTTGAAGCTGCGGCAGGCTATGTATTGATTGCGGTCAAAGCAGAACACGGACACTTGAAACATTCTTTCCTCCTATTTTTAAAACCCCGGAAGCCCCCGGCAGGGGATCACTTGGATCCCCCACCAAAGGCCAGTTCAGGCAACTCAACACCCACCTGATTCAGCACCTTCTCCATGATGTTGCTCAGGTATGCGGCGCATGCGGCGGGTGATTTCAGCGCCTTGTCATTGTAGTGGATGGTATTGATACCGGGCACCACAATAACGCCCTTCTCAACATCGCCCTCGTTTGGATTGCGGGGATATCCACAGCCCGGCATCTTTCCAGCCACGCCGTCCGCAATCTGCATGTGCGTGAAGAACAGGCGGCGCAGCATGCTCACATGGGTGAAGCAATACGTGAGGCGGTCGATCTCAACAGGCTCCTCCGCCCGCTTGATCGGCACCATTGCGGTGTAGCTGTCGCGGGAGTTGTCAACCGTGCAGTGGCACAGCATGTTCAACTCAACCCGCGCACCGCTCGCCTCGATTGCGTCGATGTAGGACAGCACTGCGGCACCGTATGCGGTGAACTGCGCTGACGTATAGGCACACGATGCCCAAACATTCACGGCCAGCCGAACGATAGGCCGGGGTGCGGTTTCTACCGGGTCAGGCAGCACCATGCTGCACGGATCACCAGCGGCAGCCAGCGCAGCGATGGGGTAGGCACCAGCAACGTCCATCACAAAGGCCGGGGTTAGTGCAATGGAGGGGCGGGCTTGAGCCATCGCCGCCACCATATTCTTGCGCCCCTCTGGCCAGCCCATGCGGGCCATGTCAAAGGCACCCTCGCGGGTAGCGCCGCAGAAGTCTCGGTCGTTATCCCACGCGGTGGATGACGCAACCCGGTCAGGCTTGGGCACGTCCACCGCACTAACGAATTCGGACAGCCTGTCGAACGTGTAAACGTAGTTCATTGTGATCTCCTCATGCAGCCTTAGCATTAACCTTGGTTTTCGTTTCGGCGTCGAGCCCCTTCCAGATCACGGCCTCCTCAACCTGAGACCATGACCAGCCAGCAGCAAGCAACTTGCTGCCGTTGATCGTCGCGCGGGGGCTCACCACATGCCGCACCTTCAATTCCGTGACGGCACCGCGCACCTTGCGGACACGCTCAAGGAACTGGCCAGCCTTTGACTGGGCCTCATCTGCGCTGATCGGCGCGATGCTGAGCGGGACCGGAGCGTTGCGGGGTGCAGGCGCACCGATAAGGGCAGCCTCAAGGGCCTCGTCATAGCCCCAGTCGATCACCGCATAGCGGTCGAGCGATGCGGCGTCGAGCTGATTGCGTCCCACGTATTGGCGGTCGGCACCGGATCCGAACGTGTTGGCACCAGCCACCACCACAAAGTCCGGGTGACGCTTGATGCAGCCGTCCGGGAAGTCCATCCAGTCGTTCGCCAGTGCGGCATTGAAGGCCAGCAGCGCGGCGGGCAGGGATGCGTCCATCTCATCGAACAGAAACACGCCGCCATGCTCGAAAGCCTTGCGGAAGGCGGTCGAAACAATCCGCCCCTGAGCGTCAATGAACCCGGTCAGCTTAAACTCATTGCTGATTGCGCCCGTGCCGTAGAACGGCAGGCCCAGTGCTTCGGCTGCCTTGCTTGCCGCAGTGGTCTTGCCAGATCCAGCCGGGCCCACCAACATGATGTTTACACGCGCAGCAAGTGCCGCCATCAGGAGCGGGAACTTGTAGTGCATCAGGCCCTCACCCTTCCAGTCAAGATTGGGTCCGGTCAGGTCGATGGTGACATGCGCCGGGCGACCGCCGTGCTGCTGGATCAGATCCAGCACACGGGCCTCGCTCACCCCCTTGCCTGCCAGCAGGCGGCGCAGGAGGTCGAGGTCATCGGGCGAGGTTTCGGCGAAGGCGGTGACGGCCTCGCTGGTGACGGGGGGATTGTTGATAGGAAGCGGGTTTGACACGGGGGCGGGCTCCGGTTTGTAGAACGGGGTTGAGATCAGGCCAACGGCGCACATGCCCTTGATCCGGTTAACGGTGATGGTTTCCTTCTCAGGCGGCACGAATATGCTCACGGTGACGCCGTTGAAAACCTCAAGGGCTTTCTTCGGGCCCATGCCGGGCAGCCACTTAACCTGCGAAACGAAGTCCTCACGGGTGCCGGGGTTGTCACCCTTAGCGACGATGATATGCATTTGCTTTCCTCATGTTTAAACGTTGCGATTGATTGGCCCCGAGATTTTAAAACCCCGGGGCCCAGCGGCCAGCGTCATTCCTCGCTGGCATCATCCTCTTGAACCACCATCTCGCATCCTGCGGGGGAGGTGGGAACACCAAAGGCCAGCCACTTCTTTGTGGTGCGGACAGTGTAGCCAGTCTCAGGACAGACTAGCTTGATCATGCGGGTGGTTTGTTTGTTGGGACGCTGGGACGGGTCCACGGAGGCGTGGGGATAGGCTCCGAGCATGGGCAGCACCTCATCGCGCAGCCATGCCTCAGTTGCCGGGCCGGGCATTGCCTCAGTGGCTTTGCCAGTCAGACCAAGCGCGGCACAGAACGCCTTGAACTTGGGACCGTGGCCAGCCTGCACACCCACTGCGGCGTGGCCTAGTTCGTGCAGTGCGGCACCCATCACCTTGACCGGGTCCGACATGACCGGACTAACATACATCTCGGTGGTGCCGTCCGCGCTGGCCTCGGGTGCGATACACTGAGCCAACACTTTCTTTCCGCCCCTGCTACCCACCGGGAAGCCGCAGGCAATCTTCACCTTCGCGGGCAGGCTATAGCCGTGCTCCGCAAGGCGGGGCTTTGCGAGGTTGATGAAGTCAGACAGCCAGCCCTCGCGGGTATCGTGCATTTGTTCGAGGTTCATTTTTGTTCTCCGGGTTTGCTATTTGGGGTTCAGGATGCGGCACGTTTACACGGTGCCGCAGGTATGAGCCTCAACAATCGCAGGCGGCGCGAAACTTTTTCCAGTCAAATCTGGGGTTGAACTTTTCCGCCACCGTCTCAACCGCGAGGCAGGCCGCAGCGCGGGCCGTTTCGTTTTCGATCTTTCTGATCTCGTCGGCCAGTGCGATGAAGTGTTGCTTGGTCATTGTCGTTTCCTTTCCGTTGCTAGAACCAAGCGCCGCACCGTTGCGGCGTTTGGCGCTAGCAGCGTGCCCGGCGGGTAAGCCGTCCGGGTGCTGCAAACGTTTGCCAGTGAAAGATTGCCCACTGGCTGACACTTCCCTTCACATTGTGTGGGCCAGTTCTGGCATCCGCAGCACCCGGTGGAGAGGTGCGGCGTTTACATGCTGGCGGCTTGTCAGGCCGCGCCGGGCTCAAGGCCACTGGCATGCGATGGTGGAGTAAAGGCCCGCCGTTCGCCGTTGCGCGGCGCCATGACGTGCAGCCGCTCCGGGTTCAGGCGGGGAAGGGGTATTGCCCTGCCTTATCGGTCGCTTTTTCACGACTGCGCCCCTCCGGGCTCTTTCAGTGCAGGATCGGTGCGGTTTTTAATGGGGTCGCTTGCTGATATGGCCTAGGGCCGCCCCGGAACCGCGCGACACTTCGCGGCCATCCCTGCTGGTCACGAAGGACACTAGATGCAGGGCAGGCTGGCGAAAGCAGGAGCCAAGGCCCCGGCGGTTCGGTCATGTTCACGATGTCAATCAGCAGGTAGTGACCCCCTCATACAGGAACGGCAGAGGGTGTAAACAAAAAATTATCACCACAGCCTGCGTCAACCTGTCGCACCAAAAGATTCCTACGATATGCCTGCGGCTTGGGAAACTGTAAGGGGGAGTGTTACCATTAGGTGAAGGTGAAAAAACGGGGCCCCGGAAAGGCCCCGCCGACTGAGGGGATTGCAGCGCATGCAGGACGACAACAAGCCAAGTCTGAAGCTTATCAGCGGAGGGAAGGACAGAACAAAGAAACGCACAGGCAAGGCAGCATCGCCCACCGGGCTGACGGAAAAGCAGGAAGCCTTTGCGCAGCGACTGAGCGAGGGCTTGACCAACAGCGAGGCTTACCGGGCGGCATATGATGCCAGCGAGATGGCGGCACCCACCATTCATAGCGAAGCGTCAAAGCTGGCCAGCAGCCCTAAGATCAGCGAGAGGGTTCACGCCTTGCTGATGGAAAAGAAGGCGAAACACAATGTGTTGACGGTCAAGCAAGAGGACCGCGTGTGGCAAAACGTGTGGCGATTGGCTGAAGGTGAGACAGTGCCGCCTGCCGTGCAGCAGTCCGCGCTGGCATTGGCTGCAAAGATGGCTGGCATGCTCACCGACCGGGTCGAGGTTAAGAACGAAACAGCCGACAGCAAGAGCATTGAAGCCGAATTACTCCAAAGATTACAGAAGCTTACGGGATAGCATGCTCTAATTGACAATTGCCGCATGTCGAACAGAGCGTGAACGAAGCATGAACGCCCAGCGAACAGCGTGTAAACGAACGGAGAACAGGCAGCGCGCGGCATAGAAAGGTGAACGCGGGAGACCTCCCCCTGCCACCCCCGACCCCCCCGCAGCGCAACGGGGAGTCACATAATGTATACATACGATTACACTCACCCGATTACCCAGCTTTTACAAAACCTTAGCCCGTTCACAATCGCCCCCGGGGTCTTAACTCCTTGATTCAATTGTGTTAAATTTGCCCAGAAATTTTCTGCAAAATTCTACAAAACCTCATGGCAGACCAGCAAAAACTCCTTCATTACAAGATGTTGCCTAAAAGTGGGAAGGAAGCTATTGCTTTAGGGCAGAAGCGTTATTTTACTGGTATCCCGTGTATAAATGGTCACGTTTCTGACAGAACTGTACGCAAGCATTATTGCTGTGAGTGCAGGAGAATTGCAAAAAAGGAAGAGAACAGGCGCTGGAGAAAAACGCCGGGTGGTCGAGCCCTTCAAAAGAGAAAAAGCTTGAGAAAAGAACTCAAGATTCGGCAAGCGACCCCGAAATGGGTTAACCGCAGCCTTCTTAATGAGGTTATAGGGGCGTGCCCTCCTGATTGCCACATAGACCACATCCTGCCTCTCCGGGGTAAGGTTGTCTGCGGACTTCATGTTCCAGAGAACCTCCAATATCTTCCGGCACAAGAAAACCTGTACAAATCTAACAAGGTGGATCCCTTGACTTTAGAGGGGAATATCTGCGTATTGCCGGGGTATCGCACATATTTGCATACCTGATATGCATTCTATGCATATCGCTTGCATTTAGCTGTGCCGACTGATACAGTGTTGTTGTCTTGCTCGACCGCGTCCGTTGGCCCGTGGCGCGTTAGTAAGTCCGGCTCACAAGCTGGGGTAAAGAGGATGTGTATGGTGGGCTCCAATCCATTGTCCTGCCCTCGTAGCTAACGGGCCTCCAAGTTTCGTTGCAAGGCG